CTTCACACTTCGCTACTGCCCAATCAAGGGCAGCGCCGGTTAGCCCTGAGGTTTTCATGCTTGCCCCCGTTCGGCCATGGTGCGACCGAAACGGCCGGTTATTACCACGCGACCCCAGTGGGCGGGATAGCAGGCGGCCCATGCGAGTGCATCGGCGAAAGTGTGGGCGCGGTGGGTGTAAGTGCGGTCATTTGAAAGAACGCGCACTGTAAAGGGTGCAAAGCGCAGGGCTAAGCGGTGTATCAATCGTTTCATATTGGTTCTCTCTGGTTATGGTGCAAAAGCACACCCCAAAACCCGGCACGCCGGGCGATGGGCTGTGCTCTTAGATACGGGCGGCGATGGAATCAATGAAGGCATCTGCGGTGGCGATCTCGTGCTCGATGCGTTCTACGTAATAGTTGATATCGAAAGATGAAACACGGGATTTCATGGCGCAGTCGTAAAGCTTGCGAACGTGGTAATCGTTAAGCGAACCATGAGCAAGCAGGGCCCCGGACTTTGCAAAGCCAGAGTCAACAAGCGCCCGGATGCGATCATCTGAAGCAGTGCGAAGGGCTATAACGCCGTTAGGGTTAAAAGCATGAAAGGCTGCCTTTGTACGGTTGTTCCACTTAGGATTGCATTGAGTGGCGGTCGTGACTGCATCAGTAAATTGCTTTCCATAAAAATAAAATCTCATGTCATGTGCTCCGGGTTATAAAGTTTAGAACCAGCGCATGAATTGCTGCGCAGGCCTTAATTATCTGACGACAATAGGTCAAAGCACAATGGCCACTGGTCAGCTAGAATCAACCACTCGTCGCTTGTAATCTGCCGCTGATCGGTTATCATGCGTTCGCATAACGTTCACACGGCAAGGGAAGGGCAAAGCATGGCAAGCGAGGCGAGCGAACTACCACCGGTAGCAGTTGACCTCATAAGTAAGGGAATACCAGCACACAAAGTGCTCACTCCCCATATACCGCTGACACCAAAGCAAAAAGCACTGGTCGAAGCAATAGGGGCGGGAGCCAGTAAGCGGGAAGCGTACGTTATGACGCATGAGCCCAAGACAACGAACAGCAAAACGGTGAGCATGATGGCGAGCCGGGCAGCATCGGCGGATAATGTGCAAGCGGCGTTGTCGCAACAACAAGCGGTCGAAAGGCTGAGGTATTCGCAGAACCCCCTGCAAATCCGTTCTTTCCTCGTCGATAGCCTTCAGCACATAGCACGCACAGCCAAAAAGGACTCTGACCGGCTCGGTGCTCTGCGCATGCTTGGCCAATTGGCAGACGTTGCAGCCTTCGAGACGCGGTCGACCGTCACGCACCAAAGCGGCAGCGATACCACGGCCAAGCTCAGGGAAAAGCTCGCCAGGCTGGGCGCGATCGAGGTGGAGGTGCGCCAGGTGGCGCGGGAGGGGGGAGACGACCCCACCCCACCCCCACCCCCACAAACAGGCCGGGCATCTGGTGGGCCGACTAGGTCCACTAATCCACACCAACGACTTGATAATTTTTCAGATCCACACCAACAATCTGCTGATTCTGCCGATCCACAAGAGGGGTACCCCCCTGAAGACGGAGAAACTCCGCCACGTGGCGGAGTTTTTGAGGAAGAGGCCCCCTTGGAAGAAAGTTTGGGTTCCCATACGGGGGGTAGGAAAAAAAAGGAGAGGCCGATATGGGAGGATCCGAAGCGGTGGTATGCGGAGACGATGGGGGAGGTGCCGAAGATAGAGTGGCAGCCTAGGGAGGAAGCTAGGGATGAGGTGCAGAAGAGGTTGAAGGATGACGAAGGCGGAGGCTAAGGTATTGTTGGCGGTGAAGACTTGGTGGGAGTTGTATCACTTTGGTCCGTCGTATGACGATATACGGTTTGTGTTACTTCAGGATAGTAAGAGTAATGTGCATAGGCTTGTGAAGAGTTTGTGTAAGCAGGGGTATTTGAAGAGGACGCCTGGTAAGAGTAGGAGTGTTAGGGTTGTGAGGAAGAAGGATGGATCTTAGGCAGTTGGCTAAGGCGGCCGCAGGTAAGTTGCATCTTCTGACTGAAGAGGAGAAGCGGTTACTGCTTAAGGAGATAGAGGAGTTAGAAGCTGAGGATGCTAAGGCGCATGCTCAGGGTGATTTCATGGGGTTTGTGAAACGCATGTGGCCGGGGTTTATACCGGGGCGGCACCATGAGGTGGTGGCTAAAGCGTTTGAGGATGTGGTGAATGGCCATAACAAGCGGTTGATTATTAACATGGCGCCGCGTCATACCAAGAGTGAGTTTGCTAGTTACTTGCTGCCGGCTTGGTTTCTTGGAAAGAACCCACAGAAGAAGGTGATTCAGACGTCGCATACGGCTGAGTTGGCGGTGGGTTTTGGCCGGAAGGTTAGGAACTTGATTGACTCAGAGGAGTACCACGCCGTCTTTGATGATGTGAAGTTGAAGGCAGATAACAAGAGTGCTGGTCGTTGGGCGACGAATAAGGGTGGTGAGTATTTTTCAATTGGGGTTGGTGGATCGGTAACGGGTAAGGGTGCTGATCTATTGATTATTGATGACCCGCATTCAGAGCAAGAAGCAAAACTGGCGGCGCATAAGCCGGATATATTTGATGCGGTGTATGAGTGGTATACGTCTGGACCGCGGCAGCGTCTGCAACCTGGGGGCGCTATAATTATTGTAATGACCAGATGGTCGTTGAGAGACCTTACTGGGCAGGTGATTAAGGCGAGTCAGACGAGGGGTGGTGATGAGTGGGAGGTGATTGAGCTTCCTGCAATTTTGCCGTCTGGTAAACCGGTGTGGCCAGAGTTTTGGAAGTTAGAAGAATTGATGGCGCTGAAGGAGGAGCTTCCGGTTGGTAAGTGGAATGCTCAGTATCAGCAGCAGCCGACGGCAGAAGAAGGTGCAATTGTAAAGAGAGAGTGGTGGATGCGATGGGAGCATGACAGGCCGCCACCGGTGGATTTTATTATTCAGAGCTGGGATACTGCTTTTTTGAAGAGTACGCGGGCGGACTTTTCGGCTTGTACGACATGGGGTGTGTGGACAACCGAAGAGGGTGATACCAATATTATTTTGCTAGATGCATTTAAGGATCGGTATGAGTTCCCAGAGCTTAAGCAGAAGTCTTATGAAACCTACAAAGAGTGGGAGCCAGATGTATTTCTGGTTGAAGCAAAAGCAGCAGGAAGTCCCCTCATCTTTGAACTCAGGCGTATGGGGATCCCTGTCAGTGAGTACAGCCCCACGAAAGGAAACGACAAAGTCGTCCGCCTGAATGCGGTGTCTGATCTATTTGCCTCGGGAAGGATATGGGTGCCGGAGCGTAAATTTGCTGATGAGCTAATTGAAGAGGTTGCTGCTTTTCCTGCTGGTGAGCATGATGACCTGGTGGATTCGATGACCCAAGCTTTATTGAGATTTAGGACGGGCGGGTTCTTGAGCCTACAATCTGATGACGAAGACCGAGAGCCGATGTATCGTCGCAAGGTCGCTTATTACTAGGAGCCGATATGCCAATCGACCCAGAGAAATACAAACATCTAACGTCAGACAATAAAGACTTAAAGGTTAACTATAGGCCGCTTAATTTTGAAAAACTTTTGGCTGCCAAAGCATTTCGGGTTACCAATCAAGGCGATGAATCAGGTGGTTTTAATAAGGACCCGACCAAAGGATTTTCATTAGTTTCTGCCTACAATGATTCTATTGGGCAAGGAGGAGGGACAGCTACCTGGCCAGACAATCCTGCATTTCACAAAGTTGTTAAAGAGTTGATGACTCAACGTCCTCACGATATAGGTGCACACAAATACATGCAGATTATCCAATCGGCTAAAGACATGGGCCTAACTGACGACGATATTTACATAAGATCGCCACAAAGGGTGCTTATGCCGCAAGGTTATAAGCATGGCGGCAATGTTGCTTTAATTTAGGAGCCAAGATGGAACCTGCACTTTATCCTGCGCCGTTGGGTTTAGACGCCGCCATGGATGCGCCCACTGAAATTGAAATTGAGATTGAAGACCCAGAGTCAGTTGCTATATCGACGGATGGCGTAGAGATTATCTTTGAGCCAGAACGTGAACAGCCCGAAGATCATGACGCTAATCTTGCTGAATATATTGATGACCGAGAGTTATCAACGATAGCCAGTGATTTGCTTGAAGACTTTGAGACCGACCAGTCCTCAAGGAAAGAATGGGTTGATACCTATGTTGATGGGCTAAAGCTTCTTGGTATGAAGTATGAGGATAGGACAGAACCATGGCCTGGTGCTTGTGGTGTGTTCTATCCATTGCTATCAGAGGCGGCGGTTAGGTTTCAGGCTGAGTCCATCATGGAGACTTTCCCTGCGTCGGGTCCTGTTAAGACTCAGATTGTTGGAAAGCTGACCAAGGAAAAGGAAGATGCGGCGGAGCGAGTAAAGGATGATATGAATTGGCGTCTGACAGAGCAGATGCCAGAGTATCGCCCTGAGCACGAAAAGATGTTGTGGTCATTATCCTTGGCGGGATCTGCTTTTAAGAAGGTTTACTACGATCCAGCACTGGGCAGACAGGTGTCTATGTTTGTGCCGGCCGAGGATATTGTGGTTCCTTATGGCGCAAGTGATCTTAGATCTTCACCGCGTATCGCACAGATCATGCGTAAGACTAAGAATGAGGTCAAAAAGCTCCAGCACGCAGGGTTTTATCGAGATGTTGATCTAGGCGAACCGTCTGGTGTGCTCGATGACATTGAAAAACGCAAGGCGGAAGAGCAGGGCATGTCCGCCACCATGGATGATCGGTACCGAATCATCGAAATGTGCGTGGATTTAGACCTTGCAGGGTTTGAAGATAGCGACAAAGAAGGCCCCACGGGTATTGCTTTGCCCTATATCGTGACCATTGATAAGGGTACAAGCCAGATTTTGGCCATCAGACGCAACTGGTATGCCGATGATCCGTTGAAATTAAAGCGGATGCACTATACCCACTACATTTACATCCCAGGTTTTGGATTTTATGGGTTCGGTTTGATCCACTTAGTGGGTGGTTTTGCTAAATCCGGTACCTCGTTGATCCGCCAGTTGGTAGATGCGGGTACGTTATCCAACCTGCCAGGTGGTTTGAAGTCCCGCGGCCTGCGAGTTAAGGGTGATGACACGCCAATTGCCCCCGGTGAGTTCCGCGATGTGGATGTTCCATCAGGATCCATCAGGGATAACATCCTTCCGCTACCC